GAAAGTGGTGTAGACACCTTACTTGACTGGATTAAACAAACTTTCGATGCATGTAAGAGAATATATTATAGATATGTTTGTGGTATTGAAGTTCCTTTAAATGGAGTTAACCATCCAGTTAATGAATGGTTGGATTCATTTCAGGATTTGTATAATCTGTGGACTAGAGGTAGTTTTGTTTTTGATTTAGCTACCTACTCATTAGTATATTCAATGTGGAAAAATGGAAATGGATTGTTAAGATCACCTTTATTTAGACAAGATATTGGAGTAATAAAATCAGCTATGTCCAATTTAGAAAAATTATTACATGAATTTAGACAACGTAGAATAGTTGCCGGAACAATGAGAAATCCTCCTGTAACAATTCTTCTTTATGGAGGAACTGGAGTAGGAAAATCTACTTGTACAATGGGCTTAGCAGCGAGTATTTTGAACAAAATTATGCCAGATGTTGACGTAAGAAAACACTGGGGTAATTTAGTTTATGCACGAGCTGCCGAACAAGAATATTGGGATGGATACACGTGTCAACCAGTGTGTGTTTTTGACGATTATTCACAAGCAGTAGATACAGCAGCCGCACCAAATTTAGAACATTTTGAAATTATACGAGCGGCTAATGCTTTTCCATATCCTTTACACATGGCTGATTTATCAGATAAAGGTGCAACAAATTTTGAGTCTAAAATTATTATTTGTTCTTCTAATTTAGCAATACCAAAATCTGAATCATTAAATTATCCAGATGCACTGTATAGACGTTTTGACTTATGTATTGAAGTCTCAAAAAATGATAAGTTCATTGGGAAACCAAATCCCAGTAGTTTTGTAGATGATTTTTACAAATTTCAACTTTATAAAATTAACCAACAAAATCGTAGTATGGAACATGGACCTATTGTTAGTTGGGATGGAATTGTAGAACATGCAAGAAAAATTTATGAAGATAGAAGTGGATTTGTAAAATCTGTTGATAAATTTATTATTGAGAAATGTAAACAAAAGAAACATGAAGAAGTTCTTACCGCAGACTTCGGTGACGAGATTTTCGGTAATCATGAAGAACGCAAACAACTTCTAGATGCTATCAAACGAGATCCACAACACCCTATTCAAGTTGTTGATCAAGTTTTGATTCCTGTTCCAGCATTTCTTAAACGTAGACCAATATCATCTATTGAGTTTAGAAATCCATTCTATGCAGAGAAAGGATTCATGGAAGAAAGTCGAATGGATGTGATCAAGAGAAGATTAAAATTTTGGTGGACTAAACAACCGACAGTAAATGATATTTTTGAAAATATAAATAAAATTATCTTAGATAAGACACGTTTAGAATATAGACAAAATATAATGCAGGATTTACATAAAAGATGTAAAATTTTAAGTCATTTACCTACAATAGTTAAGTTCATAGGAGTTTTTGTTGCAGCTCCTCTCATATTTTATGGATGTAAGAAAATTTTAAGCAATAAGAAGGAATATACTGAAGTTGTCATTGGAGAATCTTATAGTACAATTAATGGAAAATTAGTTAAAACAGAAGCCTATGGTCCAACAACCAGTAAAGCAGCCAAAACTGAAAGTTATTCAGAAACACAGAAACATGTAATCAAAGTGGAATCTTATGGAGATATTCAAAGTAAACCTGCTAAAACAGAAAGTGTCACTTTAAATGTTGGTTTTCCAGATTATAGAAATTTAATTGCCAACGAGGCTGCTCGACAAATGAAAGAACGGATTAATCAAGTTTGTGAACAAGCATGTATTGATCAGAATGCAGCTGAAATTTGTACAAAAATTTTAACTCGAAATTTATATAAACTTAGTGTAAATGGACATTCTTTTGGTCATTGTTTATTTCTAAAAGGCAGGGTGGGTTTAATGCCGGCTCATTATTTATATTGGATAGATAGTCAATTAGAAATGGAGAAAGATTTAGTTTTAAATTTTCGTTCAGTCTTCAATAAACGTTTATTCACTGTTAATCTTAAAAGTTTTAGAGATAGGTGTACTAGATTCTACACACCAGAAAGAGCAGGATTGGAATCTAGAGATTTATGTCATTTTTCACTTTTAAAAGATTGTCCTTTAGCTCACCCAGATATAACATCTTTATTTTGTACTTCAGTGGATCTTCAATTTTTAAAAAGTTCTTATTGTTGTTTACCAACCTTGTCATGTCCAGAAGGTTCTGAGGCATTTGCAAAAGTAAAATGCACCACAACTGGACAAACAGTAACTAAACGAGAAAGTATAGAAACACACACACCAGGTTTAAATAATTCAAGAATAATTAGAGACTGTTGGGCCTACAAATTGGATTCAGAAGTAGGCGATTGCGGAGCACCTCTCGTGTTGCGAAATCCTCAATTACAACCAGGGAAAATAGTTGGTATCCATGTGGCTGGACAATCACATGGTTTTGGATATTCAACTCCAGTTTACAAGAAAGATATAGAAGAAATTTTAAATAAATATTCAAGTTTAGATAAAGTTGTAGATCAGATATGTTCCGCTAGCTTGCCACAGGGACATATTTTAAATAAAGCTTCATTTAGATTTATTGATAAATTAAATTGTAAAATTCCAACAGCTTCAAAATCTGTTATACGTCCATCTCCTATTTATGGAGAATTACAAACACCTTTAACAAAACCTTGTTTGCTTCGTGCTAAAGATGGATTTGATCCGATTGCTTATCGTTTAGAACTTTTCGGTTCTGAGGGAATTGCGATTGATCAAGAAATGGTTGATAATAGTGTTACAGCTGTACTACATCATTTAAAGACAGCTGTTTTAAAACAAGGAGAAATTAGTGAAAAGAAAGTTTATACATTTGAGGAAGCGATTCAAGGAATAGATGGTGAAGATTATTTGTCATCTATTAAACGTAAAAGTTCTCCGGGTTTTCCTTTCTGTGTAAATAATTCGACTAACACAAAAGCAAAATTTTTTGGTCAAGGTCCTGATTGGAATCTGGAAGGAAAGAACAGTAAACTTTTGAAAGAAAGATGCCAGGAAATTATTAATAGTGCGATTTCTGGAGAAAGGCAGATTCATCCATTTATTGATACATTGAAGGATGAACGTAAACCAATAGCTAAAGCACATAAAACTAGATTATTTTCAGCTTGCTCTCTAGATTATTTAATTTGTTGTAAGATGTATATGATGGGATTAGTTTCATGTATGACTAAAGTAAGAAATTTCACAGGAATAGCAATAGGTACTAATGTATATAGTAATGATTGGGAAAGATTAGCAAAACTATTAGAAGGAAAGAGTGAACATATGGTTGCAGGAGACTTTGCTGGATTTGATTCAACACAAATCTTCCAACTTCTTCGCGCTGCTTGTGATGTAATAATTGGACTTTTTAAAGAAATTTTTACCAATTATACTGAAGAGGATGTTCTTGTTTTACATGTTTTATTAGAATCATTATGTTCATCAGTACATATATATGAAGGAAATGTGTACCAAGCTCTTAAAAATTTACCTTCAGGACATTATTTAACCGCTTTCATTAATTCAATTTTTGTTTTTATCTTATTTTGTTGTGCGTGGCAATTAAGCTTTGGTGTCTCTCTAACCTCAGCTTTTAAATTTTTTGAAGAATGCGGAATTATAGCATATGGAGATGATCACGTTGTCTCTATACCACGTAAATATTTATTTAAATTTAATCAATTTACCTTAATAGATTTATTTTCAAAATTAAATATGAAATACACTCTTGAAGACAAAGACGCAGTTGTTGAGTCTCCTTCAAGAAAATTGACAGAAATAACATTTTTAAAAAGAAAATTCATGTTTGACTTTCGTGTACATAGATACATAGCTCCTCTAGCTATGGAAACCATTTTAGAATCACCTATGTGGATTAAGAATAGTGTAGATGCAACTGAACAAACGGTTGTAGAATTAGAAAATAGTTTACGGGAACTTAGTCTTTATCCTGAAGAAATTTGGAATATGTATATAGAAAGGTTTAAGAAATGTTTCAAAATTTTAGAGAGAACATCTGCGTATTTACATAGAGCTATAGCTTTTGAAAATGTGCAACAGGTTTGGGAAAGATCTGTATTCGATCAGGCAAATTGTCCTGTCAAAAATGAACGAATAGTTGCTACCCAAACGACGAGCGGTCGTATTTACGATTACCTTCCAGGATCGCTCGAGGCAGCCCCTCAATATCCAGGGAAACAGGACTCGCTTGAAAAGTTTAAGTGGACTTTAAAGTTAAATAACTCACTTGCAAACACAAACAATACA